TCTGCGACTCGACATACTCGTCGTACTTGGCAGCCTTATCGCCCATCTCCTTAGCCTGGGTGCGATACTTCGCTGCCTCCTGACGCAAACTCTTCACATAATCCGCGTCAAACATCTTCGGCTCCGCATTATTAGCAGCACCGAGATCCACCGTCTCACTGGCAGCAGCGTCAGCACCCGCATCCATCACAGGTTCCTGACCGCCAGCCTCCACAGTTCCATCAGACATACAACCCTCCAGGGGTAAACAACGGCATCAAGCCGCACGAACCTCACCGGGATGGTGAGGACAACTAAGCCGCCAGCACAACCCCTTCACGGTTGACACCAGGCGGAATAACAATCGAATTGCGGCGCTCAACAATCTCCCGCAACACATACGTCCGCTCATAACCACGATCACGCCACTCGGCGTCATACCACTGCTTATTACCGAACGTCACATTCCTGTACGCGCCAGGGAAAGGCTCACCAACCATCGTGCACCGACAGTTGTTGTGCGCACGAGCAGTACCGTTCCCACGGAAACGCGCATTAGGCCCATCGAACGAGTCCTCGTAATAGATCGGCCCCTTGGTCGCAAGCATCAAACAAAACGAGCAAGCGCCAGGCTCCGGAATACGCGAGAACCGAGTAAGCAACGGGTCACCGTTGCTGTCACCCCAACCCATCATGCGCTTCTGCTGCGGAGACTTATTCCGCATCATGCGCCGATGATCCGCAAGCCGAGCCTTCTGCCTGGCAGCAGCCACCTTCTCATTGAAGTCACGGTCAAGCGTTTCCCAATCAGGGATACCCTTACGCAACACATCCGCTGTCACCGCGCGCGCTTCTTCATGCGCCGCCTGCGCCGAAGCGTTGATGATGAACGCAGCCGTATGATTCCACGCCTCATACGCAGACATGCCGTTCTCCAGGCGATGCCCGAACGCGATCGGTGCATAATCCACGAGTTTCTGAATCGGCATACCGCTCGGCAACAATCCACGACGCTCAATCGCGGCCTGCGGCAACGCGGTACGCGCCCGACCCAAACCCATCGCCAAAGCAACACCAGAATAGAAAGTCAACGTCGCACGCTGACCAGACTCCTGCTGCTCCCTGATCAACCGACCAATCAACGGGCCGACCTCCGGCCAGATCTGATCCAACTCCTCGGTGCGGATGCCCTGCAAGAAACTCAACACCGCAGACATCCCCTGCCGTCGATACACCTCCAACTCGCGCACGAGCCGAGACTTCTCATCCGACAGGAACTGCCCACCGCTAGGCATCAGGCTGCTGCTGGTCATCCATCGGGCCAGCACCCGGCGTCAACCCAAACGCAGCCGCGCTCGCTTCCATGTTGCGCTGCTGCTCAGAACGCTGCTCATCAAGCACCCGCTCGATCGTCTGAGGGGAAAGACCCAGACGCTCAAGCAAGTAACCCATCGGCAGACCGATCGCACGCAACTTCGTCGCACCGTCAATACGCTGCGCGTCGCTACGACGCTCCAGATCCACCCACACAGTCTCAGCCGTCTCAGGAACATCCATACCGACCATGCGCCCACCGATACGCAGCGCATACTCCCAGGACTCGCCCCAGTTCTGCTGACGCTCCTGCACCTTCGCAGTCAACCCGGCCTCGAGCGCGATCAACGCATCCGCGCTGATGTTCGAGATCGACATCGGGGACAACAAGTGCGGCGGAGTCTGCGTGATCGCAGCAGCCGCACGAATGTCAGCCTCGACAGCCTCAAGATGCTCACGGAACGACGAAGCGTTCCACTCGCCAAACTTCGTATTCGGATCTTCACTCACCACGAGTTGATCCACACCGACCTCGAACGGAGGAATTGCCTTCCCGTTGTCGTCGGTGTCCACGCTGATCCCAGCGACCCAACGCTGCTTCCACGCAGCCGCACGCTGCACCAGAAGCCGGTCAGCCACCGTCTGAATGATGCGCCGCTGGATCGGAGCGACAAGCCCGACCTCGGACTGCGACCACCCACGGGAGTCGAGCCGGTTACCGAACCGAACAATCGGCACCTCACCAGCAGCGTGCTCGATACGGCCCACTTCTTCCCAGCCGCGCGCACGATCATCCTTGCGCTCAAAACGGTGAATGTAATCCTCGGTGTAAAGCCACCCACGGCGACCAGCGACCTTCGCCGCTACCCTCACCTTCGTAGGGTCATAATCATCAAACCGAGCCGACATCTGCAACGGAGACTCCGCGCGGAAAACCGGAAACTCACCGCCAGGCGTCACCGACACATAACCGTCACCGAACACCATCGCGTCGCGGTACACCATCGTCTGCCGAGCATCCATGTACGAGTATTGAAACCACTCCCACAGTTGGTTATCGAACTCATGCGCCATCGACGCACGGAAACCACCAACACGCAGACGATCAACAACAGCGCTAACCACCAGCGAACATATCGGCAGATCAGCGCGACTCAACAGGTCGTCATACTCAAACGCCAACGCAGTCCGGTTCGTGGACGGCAGGCCCGCGCGCTCAAACTCGCCACGCGCATACTTATCCCACCGAGCAAGATAATTCCAGTTGTTGTCGTCAAGCACATCAGTAAAGTCTTGAACGATGGACATACGGCCCCTTCCTGGGAGCATCACGACGCACCAGGCGTCTGTCAGAACGCAAACACTCGCGGTGTCTCCTTAGTCGGTCGGCTCCTGTAGAACTCGACACGATCAAGCGCCATCACCGCGCACACAGCCAAGTCGATCTTCCGGCTGGTTCCACGCGACTCCTTCACCAGGCGGGAGCCACGGTTGTCAACCTTCAACACCGCAGACGAAACATGGCGCGCCAGGCGCTTATCTCCGTCATGCGTGACCGTCTTGTTCATCACGGCTTCATACAGCCGCGTAGTAGCAGGACTCATGCGAGCCGCAGTCTGAGGGAACTCCGTAACCGGCAGCCCCTCCTCCGCCAGAACCTGCATCGACCGCGCCCACCTGTACGGGTCGCACGCGATCTCCAACACATCCCAACGCTTAGCGGCCTCACGCACCGCCTCCTCGACATCGAGGATGTCCACCGTCCAATGCTGATCAGCCTCAGGCGGACGTTCCCACGCACCAGCAACAGCGATATGCGGCGACTGCTCCTTATCCTCCGGCACCTCAACAGCCACCAGAGCAGTCGAGTCACCGTTGAACGAGCCATCAAGCGCCAGGACAACGCGCGAGCCATCAGGGATCTGCCTGCTCGACTCGCACCCGTCCCACGCACCCGTAGGCAGCCACGAAGTTGTCGCGTCCACCCACAGGTTCAGCCGCTTAGTGCGGAACTCAGCCTCCGGTGTACGCAACACCGCAGACTCAAAATCTTCCTTCGACTGAAGGTCACCCAAACCTGGGTTCGCCTCAGCCCAAACCTTCGGATCACGATGATCAGCCTCAGGCTTCTTAGGCGACCACCACGCAAGCCCGAACGTGTCATCCTCGATCTCGCCCTCGGCCACACGCACGCCGTAGTTGTAAAGCCCGTAACACAACGACTCAGTACCGTGACGATTGAACTTCGTGCCAGCAGTAGTGATCCCCACCATCTGCGGATCTTTACGCGCAGCCGTCGCCAGCGACATCACATCCCACAACTCACGGTCAGGCAGCGCGTGCACCTCATCAACGATGACGTAGGACGGGTTCAAGCCCTCAAGTTGCGGAGCCTCAGCGCTCATCACTCGCATCACCGAGCCGGTGCTCGGCACCTCGATCGCGTCCTTGTAGACCTTCGTCATGTCGGTCAACTCGGCGTCCATCTCAACCATGCGCTTCGTCGTGCCGAACACGATCCGCGCCTGATCACGAGACGTAGCAAGCGTGAACACCTCACCGCCCTCAGGCCCGAGGATCAACTCATACAACGCCAGACCCGACAGCAACGCAGACTTGCCAGACTTACGCGGCAAACCAATCAACGCCTGACGAAACTGCTTCTTACCGTCAGGGCGTCGAGCGTTCACCCACGCCAACATCGAACGTTGCCAGTCGCGCAACTCGATCGGGTCACCAACATGACCGCCAACCGAATCCTTCACCACACGGCAGTAAGACTCGATGAACGTCGCAGCGAACTCACCGTCGCCTCGCTTTATCGCAGCAGGCTTGACCTTCGTCAGATAACGCGGAGGCCAGCCCTTCACGCTCACCGTGCGGCCTTCTGCTGCCGTAACTTCTCAAGCGTCGACTGGGCCTTCACTTCGGCCAGCCCCAAACGTGCACGATCAGCAGGCGTCAGCCCGAGCAGCGACATCATCTTGACCATCTCGGACTCAAGCGTCGAGATCATCCCGACCATCGGATTCGCGTAGGCGTAGCCCTTGTCGGTCAGCAGGACGTAATCGGTCGCAGCCAACTTCTCGACCAACTCCGCACGGCGGTCAGCCTTCTCGCAGAATTGGACAACGAGTTGCCGATCTGACTCACCGAGCCACGGAGACGCGCCCGTCAGTTGCTCCCACGACTCGCGACCGGCCTCGCCTAGCGTTGCTGGCGCTGCGCCGATCGGAGTGATCGCGTGCGTCTCTGAGATCTCGGGCAGGGCACGCTTGCCGGGGTTGCCAAGCGCGCGCTTCTTCTCGATCGGGGTTGGTGCTGTCATCGGTGACCTCCTGGGTCGTCATCGGCTGCCTCTAGCAGTCGGAAATATGTGTCCGCTATGCGGAAATGGGTGGGGTCGACACTGCGGCGGCGCTCACGGCGTGGGCGCGGGGCCCGCGCGCGCTCGGCGTGACCTGGGCCACACCCCACCCGATATCCGGGCATGACCGATTATCGGACACGCGCGCACGATATTCGCTCGACTCGATTCGGCGCGACGCACCTTGCGAATAGGTGCGTGAGGGAATGCGCGCGAGCCGACTGGCGTTACAGTGGGGGAAGGCGCGACCCGCGCGCCTCACGTTGAAAGGGATCACCACCATGACCGACTTCACCACGCTCGACGCGCTCGCCATCGCCCTAGGCATGGCAGGCGCACTAGTAGCAATCGCCGTTATTGGCGCGGCACTCGCGATCCGCGACCGGCGCGAGCGCGCGCCGCATGTTTGTTGGGAAGATGAAACACGCTGCGCGCAGTGCGCGCCTTATGCGACATTCTCGGACGCATCCGAGCGCGCGCCGCATAGGTGCGCCGATTGCGCGCTGC